CCTAACGGAAGACTTATGATTGAAGTATGTAGAATAGTAAGTGATACCCTCCTCCAAACAGAACAAACTCGTATAGCAGAGGAGGTGGAGAAGTTAAACAACATATATCCTCCAAATAGTGAAAGAGAGATACTGGCACAACAGCAGATTAAAGAACAAGTATTATCAATAATAAAACAAGGGAAATAGTATGAAGAAGATAAAACAAAACGTAACAGTTAAATCAAATGCTTTTGGATTAAGTAAAAAGTCTCAAGAAGCTTGGAAAAAAGGAGGTAAAGATTGGCAGAAGTATATGAGTACCATTAAATAATAAATATGAGAAACTTTTACGACAAATATCCAACATTATATATCTTTACTTTTATGTGTGTAATTGCTTTTTGGTTAACTGTTATCAAATATATAAAATAACCTAAAAAAGACATGAACAAAAAAGAACAAGTAGAAACAAGTAACTTAGAATGCAGAACATGCAAGGCGACTAAAGAGCAAATTGCAGAGAAAAAAAGAAAATGCTGGTGGACAACATGTAACAAAACTGCAATCATAGAAGACAATGGAGGTTGGAGATGGTGTTTAAAACATTATTGGCAACAAAGAGACGGATACTTTAGTAAGATGAGGAAGATTATATGGAATAACATATTAAAATAACCTTATAAACAAATGAATACATTAAACAAAATATTAAATTATAAATCAAAAGAACCTGAATATGTATTACTTGCATTTAATTATGCAGATGAATATTCAGAAGGGGTTTTCAGTAAGGGAATTACATATGGGATATTTATTGGAGTTATACTGACTTTGTTAACAATTATTATTCTTCTATAAAATAAAGTATAACCATGAAAAACCTAAAACTCTTAACGCCTACAGAGAAAACAATAGCCGTACTAGACGAAGTAGAAAAGAAAATAGCACAGTTAGAAGCCAAGTATGATATAAAGATAAAATATAACATTGATGACGTGAGGGATATGAGGAAGAAACACTCTAAAAGGTCATAGAATCGATTATAACAAGCGAAACATGATAAAAGACAGAATACATCAAATAAAGACACTAATACGGTTTATATACATTTGGGCTAGAGATAAGATTATGAGAAAACCATACAAACATAGGCTATTTCCACAGGGTAGGTGGTGGAATTATGGAATGCCTGTAACAATAGTGAAAGTAGACTATGCTACAAAAGAATATATTAATTCTTTACAGTTTCCAATTGATACTTTTAACAGAAAGTAGGGTATGTTGACAGAATTACAAAAAAGGTATAATATATAACTATGAAAACAACAATTATTACAGCAATTATCTTTGGGATGTTCCTCGCAACAGGGGTGTCAGCATACGCCTTGTTCAAGGTACAGCCATTAGACGGATTCACTAAGATTACTAACACTTTGATTGATAATGATGCTGTGACAGTATACAAGTTCACAGACGGAAACGTAACTTGTTATGGGTCATATATCACTAAATCAAGTACGTCATTGTCTTGTGTAAATACACAGGCTATCAACGTAACAGTAAATCAACCTAAGAAGTAATGACTAGGCTACCAGATAGCGTATTTAAGTACAGAACCAGTAAAGACCTAATTAGGCATGAAACTGATACATTCTTAAAACCTATTGGTATATCCATAGATGGGAAAATCGAAGTAGACATAGAAGGGGCAGACTTTAGGATTAAGACATTCATAGAAAACGAAAGACTTGCAAAGGCAAATATCCTAAAAGCAGTCATAATAGAATCAATAAAGATTTGCTCAACAAAAACTTTTATTATTCCGACTGTTCTATCAATCCTATCTACAAAAAAGCTCAACAAAATACTAGATAGCTTCATTCGTATAGGCTATAAGACCGTAGGGGAAAATATATTCAAAGATGAACACAAGACGGTATTTTCAAACGAGTTTCAATTTTTTATGTTTATGTTCTTATACTCATACGGAATCGAAGAAGAAAAAGCAGACAAAGTGGCAGAGTTGGTGGCTCACTTGATGGAATATGACGATGCGTACAGGTTAAGAATACAAGACTTATTCAGTTCTATACCAGAAGATACACTACAATACCCTCTGAAAGCCCTAAAATTAGCTTCTAAGCTATCTTTAGACAGAGATGTAGACTTTGTATCAGATAAGTTTGTTAAAGCCATTAGAATAGCAAAATACGCTTTTTTAATACCTAAAATAAAAAACGCATATTTAAGAGCACTCAAAGACGTAGACGTGCAGAAATTAAAACTAGATGACCAAGACATATACTGGTGTGCCTATAAAGACGGCTATAAGTTCCAAGGACTTACTAAAGAGGAACAAAAACAAAAAGGAATTGAAATGGGTTGGAAGTATCCTGAATTGATTAAAAGATTGTAGTGTTATATAATATATACATGTCGTATTTAACAGTGGGCACGATTCTAGTTATATTGGCATGTACATCATTCGTATCATTTGCACTAGGATTTGTACAAGGATTAAGTGTAGGATATAAAGAAAATGAAAAAACTATCAAACGAAGAAAGAGCAATACAGTACATTAAGATAATTCTAGGAGTAATTGCTATACTAATTTTCCTATATAAGTAACATGGCAACAGTTCATATATGCGACTTCTGTAAGACTTTAATGGAAAATGTAACTGGTAGAATTGACCTTAGGTCTGTTACACTCAACTATAGAATCAAAGGAAAGATTTTTGATGAAAAAAAGGAAATAGAACTATGTGAACAATGCTATGCAGACATGATTCATTTTATAAAGAATAAAAAAGTAATATAATCATATGGCAACAGCAAAGATAATGAAAGCTACAGCAAAAGGCAAGTCTTGGAAAGCAGAGATATACGAGAATGGAAAGAAAGTAAAGACTATCCAAGGAGGACAGAAAGGAACAAAGCTAGGAGGAAGTAGAACAGCATCATTCAAAGCAAGACACGGTAACAAGACAGCAAAGCAATACATTAACGATAAACAATGGGAGAAAGGTAATCTCTTAATTGGAAAGACAGTAAGAATCCCTAAGGGGAAGAAGATATAACTATGGCTAAAACAGGAAGACCAGAAGAATACAATATAGAGTTAGCAACTAAGGTTTGCGAACGTCTTGCTATGGGTAAATCATTAAGAACTGTTTGCAAAGATGATGATATGCCAGCTATGTCTACTGTGTTCACTTGGTTTAGAAAACACCCAGAGTTTACGGAGCACTACGAGAAGGCAAAGCAAGAAGCTACCGATGCTATGGCGGAAGAGATACTAGATATTTCAGATGATTCAGTAAACGATTACTCGGAAGAAGTTAATATCGATGGTTCAATCAAGGTTAAAGTAAATCAAGAAAATATACAAAGAGCTAGACTTCGAGTTGATACGCGTAAATGGCTGATGGCTAAAATGAAACCAAAGAAATATGGAGAGAAAATGGATGTTACTTCTGACGGTAAAGCAATAAAGGGGAATACCTTAATCTTCAAAGAGTTTTCTGATGAAACAAATAGTTAACACGAAATATAAAAGTCTTTTTACGACAGACAAGCGATACATTATCCTCATGGGAGGGCGAGGAGCTGGGCGTTCAACAGTTGCATCACAAAAGGCTTTAGCAAATCTAACAGCCCCAGAGTATTTTCGTTGTGCAATTATGCGATATATCCTTGGCGATATTCGTAATTCTATTTATCGAGAAATTAAAGACAGAGCAGAAGAAAATGGAATAATTGATGCCTTGAATGTAAATGATAGTGCTATGGTTATCGAGTACGGTCAAAACACTATCAACGCTGTAGGATTTAAAAAATCTAGTGGCGACCAGAAAGCCAAACTCAAATCGCTTGCAAACTATAACTGTGTAATTATTGAAGAAGCAGACGAAATAAATGAAGAAGATTTTATACAGTTAGACGACTCACTCCGAACAGTAAAGGGAGATATTAAGATTATTCTACTACTTAACCCACCATCTAAAGACCACTGGATTATTAAGAAGTGGTTTAACCTAAAAGAAAGTGGGCAGAAAGGATTTTACATACCAGAGCTCAAATCTGAAATACAAGACGTAGAATATATCTTTACAGACTTTGAAGATAACATAAAGAATATAGACCCAGCTACTATCTACAAGTACAGGGCATATGAAACTACAAAACCAAATCACTTCTACAACATGATTAAGGGCTATGTACCCGAAACTGTTAGAGGAAAGATTTATAACAACTGGTTGCCTATTGATACCGTACCACATGAAGCTCAGCTCGTAAGTCATGGGGTTGACTTCGGATATTCAAACGACCCTACAGCTATTGTTGCTATTTATAAATACAACGGTGGATATATCTTTGATGAGGTAGCCTATCAGGCTGGACTTAAAAACCCAGATATTGCAAACCTTTTGAAAATGCAAGAACAGAGCATTGTTATTGCAGATAGTTCAGAGCCTAAAAGTATTGATGAAATAAATGCATATGGGCTAAGTGTACAACCTGCTGTAAAAGGGCAAGGCTCAATCAATCAAGGTATACAGTATGTCCAATCTCAAAAAATATGGTACACAAAGCGTTCTACAAACATTAAAACAGAATACGAAAACTATGCATGGGCAGAGGATAAAGACGGTAAATCACTAAATACACCTAAAGATATATATAATCATGCTATGGATGCGATTCGATATGGGTTGTCTTTCTTTTTCAAGGTTGATACAGACGTAAACAAAAAAGTAAAAGAGCAATTTAACAGGAATGAAACAAACTTTGAGGATTTTAGCACAAAGTAAATCTGTGGATAATCATGTTGACATGTAGAAACTTGCTACTCAATAAAAATATTGGTATAATTATTCTAAGTTATTTATAAAAGTTGGTGGACTTTACATAATGGTAGAAGAAAATATCACAAAACTTATTACAGACATGAAGCAGGACTACACCATCGGCACTACAAAGCTGGGGAAGTATGTAGACTTCAACATGTACGAGAACACCGAACGTATTACAGCATACTTATACTCGAAGCATATCTCTGGCGATAAAGACTCTTTTGGTAGAGATAAACCATTTTTCAATATTGTAACGTCAGCTCGTAATATATGGCATAGAGCAACGGATATTGACCGAAAGAACATAACAATCAAATCTACTAAGAAATCTAATGTTATTACAGCGTTCCTCGCAAATATCAAAGTACAGGAATGGATGAGAAAGAGTAATTTTGGTCAGTTCTTAAATGATTGGGGACTCGTACTCGCAGGTTATGGTTCAGCAGTGACAAAGTTTGTAGAAAAGAATGGAGAACTATATCGAGATGTTGTACCGTGGAATAGAATTATTTGTGACCAAGCTAACTTTGAGAGTAGACCAGTTATAGAAAGACTATTTTATACAGAAGCAGAGCTAAAGCAAAACAAGGCATTTGACCAAGTAAAGGTTGAGGAGCTATGCGAACTAGAACAGTCACGAAAACTACTTGATGATAGTAATGTAGATAACGTACGCGACTTCATAGAATTATATGAGGTTCATGGTGTATTGCCATTGTCATGGATTACAGAAAACGAAGAAGATGAGGATATATACGTTCAGCAGATGCATGTAGTGTCTATACAAAAAAGCGAAGATGGTAAAGACGTTGCATTTACATTAGCTAAAGGTAGAGAGAAGAGAAGCCCATATCTAATTACTCACTTGCTAAAAGAAGAGGGTAGAACACAAGGTATTGGTGCTGTAGAATATTTGTTTGATTCACAATGGATGGTAAACCACTCCGTTAAGGCTATGAAAGACCAGCTTGACCTAGCTTCTAAACTTATATTCCAAACAGCAGATACTAACTTTGTAGGTAGAAACGCTTTAAAGTCTATTGAGAACGGAGATATCTTAACTCATGCTCCAAACGCTCCTTTGACTCAAATCAATAACGGTTCGCATGATATTACTTCTCTACAGAACTATACATCTATGTGGCAGAATGGGGCAAAGGAAATTGTATCTACACCAGATGCTATATCAGGGAATACAATGCCGTCAGGTACAGCATACAGGCAAGTTGCAGTTCTTAACCAAGAAGCTCACTCATTGTTTGAACTAATGACAGAGAATAAAGGATTCTATATCGAGCTTATGATGAGAGAGTTTGTACTCCCATATGTAAGGAAGTCACTTGATACTACAGAAGAAATCTCAGCTACACTTGATGACCACTATATCAAGAAGATTGATTCTATGTATATTCCTAACGAAGCTGTTAGAAGAACAAATAAGAAAGTAAAAGAAATGGTACTTTCTGGCTCAGTAGTTTCTCCATATCAGCAAGACTTAATGATTCAGTCAGAAACACAAGACCTACAAAAGCAACTTTCACAGTTCGGAAACCAGAGATTTATATCTCCATCTGATGTTTCTACTATGACATGGAGAGAACTATTTAAAGGCTTTGAATGGGAAGTAGAAGTTGAAACTACAAACGAACAAAAGGACAAGGAAGCTATCCTCACAACGCTTACAACAGTTCTACAGACTATTGCAGTAAACCCTTCAGTACTTCAAGACCCTAACATGAAAATGCTCTTTAACAAGATTATTGCCAATACTGGAGTAGTATCAGAAGTAGAACTATCTAACGAATCACAATCAAATCAAACTATGCAAAATACACAACCTATGCCAGCTATCCCACAGGCTACACAATAGAGTTGGTGGGAATTATCAATTAACATAATCATATGCCATTAAACCCAAAAGGTACTAAAATCATGAAGGCTATGAAGAAAGAATACGGTGCTAAAACAGGCAAAAAAGTATTCTACGCTTCAAAGAATAAAGGAACTATTAAAGGTGTAGAGAAAAAAAGAAAATAATATGGATAAAGAAATGAGATTTTCAAATGCAGAACTCGGACTTATGAAGTCTGTCTTTGCAGAAAATAAAGACTTGTTGAAATCTCTGAGAAAGTTTTTTTTGGAAATGGAATTAAATGAAACAGAAAAATCATTCTTCGGACAGCTAAAGTCTAGAGAGGTTGTTAATCTTATTGAGAAGTGCTTTTCTCCAAAGTTAGATGGAAACGCACCGTTTCATCAGATTATTGACCTATGGATGACTGTAAAAATAGATGGGCAAGACCCAGAAATTGCCAATCTCAACCTTGCAAGTAGAGATATTGTTATCCGATATATGGACAAGAAAGTTGCAGAGCTTAGAGATATGGAAGATAATTCAGGGATTACATTCAAGGCTTTGTCATTCAACAAACTAAATAGTGCAGAAGATAATTACATTTTCATCACTGCTCGAAATACAATCGTAGGGCATGTAGAGATGCAACTTAATCAGCTATTTATTCTTGCTGGAAAGAAAAATGAAGATGTTGAAGAAACAATGAGAGAACTTGAAAAGAAAAATAGTGCAAAGTAATTTGCATGTATTTTTCACGCATGGTATAATTATAAACATATGGTTATCACACCTCAAAAGTGACTAAATAAAAAACTTATCATTTATGTCAGAAAATGAAAATGGAGAGGAAGAGGTTATCATTGACTCACAAGAAAACAATGAAGAGATAGAAGTAGAACTTGATGAACTAGCAGATGATACAGTCGTAGAGGAAGCTACAGAAGTAATAGAAGAAAAGGAAGTTGAAAAACAAACTGAAACTCTAGAGCAGAAACGAGCTCGACTCAAAAGACAGCTAGAACAGACAGAAAAGAAAATGGGTATAGTTCCTGAAAAGAAACAAGAAAGCCCTAAGAACATTGAACAACTCAGCACAATAGATACTATTGCCATAATGAAAGCAGACATTGATACTGAAGATATCCCAAAGGTTGTCGAAATGGCAAAACTTATGAATACAACAGTAGCAGAAGCTCTGAAAACAAATGCAGTTAGGACTATTCTAAATGAGGAAAAAGAACAAAGACGGTCAGCAGAAGCTACAAGCGTATCTTCAGCTAGACGTGCTACAAGTAGAGTGACTGATGATATGCTCATAGAGCGTGCTGGTAAGGGTATAATGCCTGATAACGATGCCGACCTACAGAGATTAATCAACGCTCGACTGGCTAAAAAATAAAAGTTGGTGGATTAAAATATTATTTAATCCCAAAAAATGGCTAATACACTTAGTACATTCACATACAGAAAAAAATATTTTTCTACAATGCTTAACACACAGCTCCGAAAGGCACTTGTGGCAGAAGCAGTATGTAATGTAGACAATGGAAACTCAAAGACTATTGAGAACCCATATATTACAAACTTCACAGCAGATATTACTGCTATTAACGGTACATACGCAGTTAGTGATATCACAACTACAGATGATACTCTCACAGTAGACCAAGAGGTTAAGTGGGCAGGACACATCTTTGACTACGAATCACGATACACACGTGTAGACCTATACGAATCAGTAATCAACACTGCTACTTACGCTATCAAAGAGAAGATTGACTACTTTGTAGTTAACAACCTCTGTGAAGATGGTACAGGTACTTACACAACTCCAGCAGGAGGATTCAACACAACAAACACTAATACAATTCTTGCAAACCTAGCTTCAAAAGTTATGGGTTACGCAGAAGTGTACAAGGGTATGTTCCTTATTATCGAGAACACTGATGTTCCTGGTATCCTTGGCTCACAAATGGCTTCAGGATTCTCATACTCAGACCTTGCTCTAAAGAATGGACTCCTAACATCTCAGGCTGGTATCGACATTTACGTTGTACGAACTGGTACATTTGTTGATGCAACTATCGGTACAAAGACTGTAACTAACTCAGGACACCG